GTTTGTACTGCCCACTCCTGCGCTCCTGTTTCAGAGTTTGCTGCGTTAGTTTCGCTAGTTGCTGCGTTAGTCTCACTTGTAGATGCATTAGTTTCAGATACTAGAGCTGCTGCTGCACTAGCCGCTGAGTTAGTCTCAGAGGCACCTGCATTTGTAGCTGCTGTAGTCGCAGTAGTTGAAGCTGTACTTGCAGTTGTAGCTGAAGCAGCTGCATTGGTTTCACTAGTAGCCGCATTAGTTTCGCTTGTAGCTGCATTAGCAGCGCTTGTTGCGGCTGCTGTTGCAGAGTTACTTGCTGAAGAAGCAGAGGCTAGCGCAGTGTTAAGCGAGGCAGTTGCTTGAGTAGCACTTGTTGCTGCTGAAGTTGCTGAGTTACTTGCTGCTGTTTGAGACGCTGCGGCATTGGTTGCGGAAGTAGAAGCTGCTGCTGCTTGAGCAGTTGCTGTAGCTGCGTCTGCCGCTGTAGTTGAAGCTGAAGTTGCTGCACTAGTTGCACTGTTAGCTGCTGCTGTAGCACTACTAGCTGCATTAGTTGCTGCAGTTGAAGCTGTTGTGGCAGAGGTTGCCGCATTAGTTTCTGAAGTAGATGCATTAGCTTCGGATGCCGCTGCTGCAGTTGCCGCCGCTTGTGCGGCTGCTACGTCTGCACCTACAATATCGGGGATACCATCAATCAGTGTATCTGTAAATAAACCTCCACTTGATGCATTATCAGTAGCACCCGTAAAGGATCCAGGTCTTGCTGGTGTTGTCATTATATTAACCCTCTCCCATTAAAGTTTACTTGTAGATTACCACCAGAGGCATTCCGCTTAGCATCTTCATCATTAAGTTCAGCAATCTCTGCATTGAATGCCTGTAAGTATTTTGCTGCTTGTTCATCTTCTTGAACATATCCAAAGATCTGTGTTAATGCCCCATAGATTAAAACTCTTTCGTTACTATCTCTTAGCCAGTTAGGAACAAGTGTACCCATGTAATAGGTAGAAGTTACAGTTCCTGCAGGATCCGCAGCCTGTGCTGCTGTTGCAGTAGCATATGCAGTTACACCAGTATTACTGTTAAAGTAAAGCAGTGCTGAATTGTTAATACCCGCACCAGCACCTACTGTTGTTAAGAAACCAGCAACATAGTTAAGTACTGTTACTGCATATAGCGCATCAAGCGCTGGTAAGTTACGATAGTAATAAAGTTCAATAGCACTAGCTGAACCACTAGTACCACCCTGACCATAGCCAGGTGTTAAAAGAATAACGTTTTGTTGACGAGCCCAATAATTATAGCCTGTGTACTTCTCAGCAAGAACATCGTTAAAAGTACGAATATCTACCTTTTCATTAAATACACGAGTGCTAGTACCATTGGCGTCTACTTCTCTTATTTGAATAAATTCTACTAGGTCAAACGGTAATTGTATTTCAGTAATACTACCATTAAGTTGATTAGATGAAGTTGTAGCACTGACTAATGAAGCACCATCATAGGTAGCTACATTTTCTAGTGGTGGTACACGAAGCTTCTTATAAGCTTTGTCTGCTGCATACTTTAAACAATCACCAATGATTGCATCTGATACAGTTGCTTCATCTCTATTTGACCAATTTCGAACCTTATCAATAAGCTGTTGATAAGTCAATGCCATTTGTGGCCTCCTAATTAAGTATTAATTACCAAATCGGAGTATTCTGTAATTAAGATAGTCTTAAGTTTTTTAAGGTTATTAGGATCTTTCATAAAGGCAGGATCGTGTAGATCTAGTTTATGGTCTTCAAGAATCTTAATTGCTACAATGTCAGGGATAGTTGCCATCTTACGGTATCCATTATTACTTTTACCATAATACGCTTCTTTATCTCGCTGAAGTTTTGCTGCTTCCTTATACTTTGAAATATCTTGTACTGCTTGCCAATCTCCACTCTGAAGATCAAAACCAGCTTGAATACCTTCTTTGGCTCCTACAGTCGAGCTGTAGAATTTAAAGTCTGTTTCTTTACTCATGTCCTCTCCTACTTAATTAAGCGGCAGGTTCTGTATATGCTACAAAACGACCTGACTTTCCGATATAGCCTAACCGTGCTCCTGTCGGGGCTGCAGCTGGTGCTGCGCCAACGGCAACAGTAGGTGAGCCAACGGTTAAGTGTGTTAACTGGTATCCACCAGTTGAAACAGTAGCTGTACGCCACACACATGTTTCTGCGGGGTAAGTATTCCCGTTTGCTGTTTGAATAACTAGCATTTTACTGTACTCCTATTTGTTTATTAACGTCTGTTTTTACGTTTAGCTTGCATCTTAGCTTTCTCTTCTTCAAACTTAGACATATTCATGCTACTTCCAGTATTTGTATCTTGCTTAGAAGGCTTCGTTTGAGCAGCAGCATTTTTTACAGCATTTTGCATTTTTCTAGTAGATGTTTCAGCTGCTCGACTTGTTGATGAATTCCTATCTCGTGGAATTGATTTACCAGTCTCTTTTTGTTTTTTAAGCCTTGCTCGATTTGCTTCAGTATCTTTAGCCAATGAAGCAGTTTCATCCCGTGACATATACTTATAGGGGTTGCTTGAAGCAGAACCAGCTAGCATACCCTTAGGTGGAATAGTAATTGCTTGACCTACACGAATTTGATTTGCATTTTTAATGTTTGGATTAGCACCAAGTAATGCTTTAAGTGTCATTCCATTTTTCTTTGCAATTTGTGAAAGTGTATCACCAGACTCAATAAAGCCTTTACCGTCTTTCATTTTCATATCTATCGCCCCTTGAAAACAGTACCACCAGCAGACTTGTACTGAGGATCCATCTTCATTCCTTTACTAGCTTCTTTATTTAAGCATTTACCCATTGCCATGCATTTTTTAGGTGTTGGACACCCTGGACATGTTTTCATATCTATCGCCCCTTATAAACCATACCACCAGCTGATTTATACTGCGGGTCCATTTTAAGACCAGTAGTTTTTTCAGTATTCATTGGATGGTTAGGCCTAGCGTTTTTAGGTGGTTTAGACTTAGGTAATGGACCTTTATACTTTTTATTTTGACCGGGCTTAGTTACTTCGCCTGTTTCTAAATTTTTAATTCCAATTGGCATTAGTCTCTCCCTGTAATTACAGTACCGCCAGCTGAGTAATACTTCGAAACTTTACCACCGCCCATTTTATAAGTTGGTTTTTTAATCATTGTACCTGGGCTAGAAGTATAGAATTTTTCTTTATAAAATTTGTCCTTAGCAGGCATATTGTCTGTTAGCTTAATGTCAAACGGATCTTTTTTCTTAGCCATTATTTTCTCCTATAGTAAAAAGAGGGGAAGCCCTAAGACCTCCCCTCAATAAAACCTACTCTAGGCCGTAGATAGCACCACAACCCAATGGGTTACGGACTTCCAAGGTTGATTCTTCAACCATCATGCCTTTAGTTGAGTCGCCCTGCTGTCCTACGTCAACTTCTGCAAGAGGACGCAGAGTTGCAATAGCAAACCACATTGGATCATAGATCAATGCAGAGAAGTTAGCAAGGTTAGTAATACCAGCGCCTGAGTGAGCAACGTTGTTGTCACCAGTAAACGCAAAGTTGTTTGTGAGACCCATGACGTAGTTAGGAACTACCATTAGATCACCGAAGTCTGACATATAGATGTCAACTGACTGACGCAGTTTGCCTGAGTCGTCAATGTTACGCTGTACGCCTGTGTCGCCAACCATCAGGTCAGAGAAGTCACGGCGAAGCTTTGGTGACAGCATGATCTTTGAGGCTTTACCGCCTTGCTCATAGATCTTCTGCATGACTGAGTCAATGTTAGTCAAAGCAATTGGGTCACGATCAGGTGCAGTAGTTGAACCAGCAATGGTTGAACGTGCTACGGCTGTACCGTCTGCATCTGTACCAGCACCAGTTGTTGCTGCTGAAGGAGCCTGGAACTCACCAACATAATCAACAGTAGTTGCTGAGTTGATAAATGCCTGATAGCCACCAGCTGAACGAGCGTTAGCGTTCTGTGTACCTACAGCGTTTGAAGTGTTCATTGAGTGAATCATATCAAACTCAACGTCACGGCGCAGTTCTGTACCACGCTTCTTCAACTGATAAGCATACTCATCAGCTACACCGGCCTGATCTACTGCACGGCGTGTGCCTGATACAGCAATTGTCTTACCGTTGATCTGAGTGTAGTTACCCAGACGAGTGCGATATGGGCCTGATACAGCAAACTTGTCGCCAGTTGCAGGTGTTGCACCTGTACCGCCTGAGCCTGTTGTGTCTGGTGCAATCCAGTCTGTACCTTCGCCGATGCGAGAGTTGCCTGGTGCTTCCAACTGGTCTGTCTGCCACTCATGGTAGATAGCTGTTGCTTTTGCTTTGCCAATAGATGACATGAAAGGGGTTTCATCACGAGTAATCATTGTGATAAAGTTGGCAAGATCCTCACGCTGTGAGAC